CGTGGGCCACAAATAACCTGACAGTCGGGCGTAATGGCTCGACTATTGAGGGAACGGCAACCGATCTAATCTGCAACATTTCCAGCGTCAGCGTGCAACTGGTTTACAGCGGCACGACTTGGGATGTTTTTGCGCAAGCTGGTGGCGCGGGTGGCGTCATAGATATCAACACGCAGACTACAGGTACGCTCACTGTTCCTCGTGGCGGCACCGGGGCAACAACGCTTACGGGTGTTGTTAAAGGAAACGGCACGTCAGCAATGACGGCTGGTACAGTTACTGTCGCGGAGGGCGGTACCGGGGTAACAACGCTTACAGCTAACGCTGTGCTCGTTGGTAATGGAACTTCGGCGGTGTCGTCCGTAGCTCCGGGCACCTTGGGTAACATCTTAACAAGTAATGGCACGTCATGGACATCGGCGGCTGCGCCTAGCAGCGTGGTGCAGTATCCGCAGAACATACAGGCAGGTAACTACACGCTCGTTCTGGGTGATGCTGGCAAGCAGATTTTCCACCCTGCGTCGGATACTGCAACGTCCACTTACACCATTCCTGCAAACGCCAGCGTTGCATTCCCGATTGGTACTGTTGTGCTGTTTACGGCTGAGAATGGCGGAATTCTTGTAAACGTATCAATCACGAGCGACACGTTGGTGTTTGGTAACGGCTCTACTGGTTCAATCAATGTCCAGCCAAATAATACTTTGATGTGCATAAAAGTAACCGCAACAAAATGGATGGCGAACTACCTGTATCAGACGGGTTCGCCATATACGCAATCCATTGCGGTAGCGCACGACACATCACCATTTGTAACTGCTTACCCTTGGAGCGGCAGTGGTTTTGGAACTAAGTTTGCTAATCCGGCAACACTTCCTACAGGCGCTGGGTATGGCGTAGCGTTTAGCCCTTCTGGCAACGCCATTGCAGTAGCGCATAACACATCCCCGTTTGTAACTGCTTACCCTTGGAGCGGCAGTGGTTTTGGGGTTAAATACGCAAACCCAGCGACGTTGCCGACAAACTTTAGTAATAGCGTAGCTTTCAGTCCATCGGGCAACGCCATTGCAGTAGCGCACGACACAACACCGTTTGTGACCGCTTACCCTTGGAGCGGCGGTGGTTTTGGGGTTAAATACGCAAACCCAGCAACGCTTCCTACAGGCAATGCGTATGGCGTAGCGTTCAGCCCTTCTGGCAACGCCATTGCAGTAGCGCATAACACATCCCCGTTTGTAACTGCTTACCCTTGGAGCGGCAGTGGTTTTGGAACTAAGTTCGCCGACCCAGCAACGCTGCCGACGGGTGGCGGCACTGTCGTAGCGTTCAGCCCTTCTGGCGACGCAGTAGCCGTAGCACACGCCACATCCCCGTTTGTAACTGCTTACCCTTGGAGCGGCAGTGGTTTTGGAACTAAGTTCGCCAATCCGGCAACGCTGCCGACGGGTACTGCCAACGGCTTAGCTTTCAACCCTTCAGGCAACGCCATCGTCTTAGCAACCAACACGCCCACTATTGACGCATACTCTTGGAGTGTGTCGGGATTTGGCACAAAATACAGCAACCCAGCAACAGTTCCTACAGGAGTTCTCCGCGGCGCCGCTTTCAGCCCTTCGGGTGACGCCGTAGCCGTAGCTGGAGGCGTAGCCCCTTCCATCGCTGCTTACTCTTGGAGCGGCAGTGGTTTTGGGGCTAAGTTCGCAGACCCAGCGACATCTCCCGTCGGGGTTGGTTACGCCGTAGCGTTCACAGTCAACCCATAGAAATGAAGAGCCATGAAATACGAACAACTTCCAACTGAATACAAATACGACACCCTTGCGGATGCTATGTACGCCCGTGAGGTTGAGTATTTTCATTACGATTTTGACCGTAAGAACTTCGAGCATCTGCTGGCAAACGCTACAGACAATGAGTTCGCAGCAAACGTGGCCGAACGTCTGGACTCCACCCGCAAACAGATGGGTAACGTCGAGGCTGTTGTTGAGGCACTGAAGGCACAGATCGACGATGCCGACGCTTACGCAGCCGCCGTCGAGCGCGTAACAGCAAAACGCAAAGCAAAGGAAGCAGAGGGATGAACCTGTTTTATGTTCAGGCTAATGGCGAAATGTTTGTCCGGCATATCCATGATGTCGAGCCAACGCGCTGGGACGAAGATAACTTCTGCCGCGTGGCGAAACTGACGCCTGAGCAGCTTGAGCATTATGGCGTACACCAACTGAAGCTAGTGACACCGCCCTATTATGATCCAGCCACGCAGACTCGCGAGCATGGACCGGCGTTGCTGATCGATGGCGTCTGGACACAGAACTATATTGTATCGGACCTCGACGCAGACGCATCGGCTGAAAAGGTCGGCGCACAGTGGACTGTGATCCGCGCAGAGCGTAACAAGCTACTGGCAAACACAGACTGGTGGGTAACGAAAGCCACAGAGACAGCCGCGACCATTAGCGCGGAGCAGCACGCATATCGCCAAGCCTTGCGCGACATAACAGATCAAGCTAACCCGTTTAATATTGCGTGGCCTGAGCTGCCATCAGCCGGAGAGTAAGACATGGTAACTCTTTCAAGCATCCTTCCTCCAGTAAACCTATCTACGACTTCAGGAACATTACCTGTTGGTAACGGCGGAACAGGCGCGACTACGCTGACTGGCGTGGTCAAGGGCAACGGTACTTCAGCAATGACGGCTGGAACAGTAACTGTTGCAGAAGGCGGAACAGGCGCGACTACGCTGACCGCCAATAACGTTCTTCTCGGTAATGGCACTGGCGCGCTTCAAACCGTAGCCCCGGGTACTGCTGGGAATGCCCTTGTCAGCAATGGCACATCTTGGATCTCGCAGGCTGCTGCGTCTGCGAGTGTACAGGAATTTTCGTCATCCGGGACATGGACGAAACCGAGTGGCGCTAACTTCGTGCTTGTGGAAGTATGGGGTGCTGGCGGCGGTGGTGGGCGTCCTACTGCTGGCTCGACTAACCCTGCTGGTGCCGGGGGCGGCGGTGGGGCGTATGCCTACAAATGGTTTTTAGCGTCTGCGCTAGATGCCACTGTGTCAGTTGCTATTGGCGCGGGTGGCACTGGTGCCACCGGCAATGGTAACAGGGGGATTAACGGAGGTACGTCATCTTTCGGTAATATCGTTTATGGCTATGGTGGCGCTGGCGGGTACGGGAATGCTACAGTTGCGACTGTTCAAAATGGCGGTGGAGGAGGGGGTGCTCAACAGGCTGCTACTGCCATTAGGGGTGGTGGCCCGAATATATCAGATTTTCTTGCAGGTAGTAATATACCCGCCCAGATTTCTGGTGGAGGGTCTGGCGCTCTTACGGTTAGTGCAGCCACTCAAGTTGAGGGTTCGTCCTCTACTTTTGGCGGCGGCGGGGGTGGTGGTTCCGCGACTGGCTCGACTGCAGTATCTAATGGTGGTGGCGGCTCGTCAGTCTATGGCGGCGGCGGCGGTGGCGGTGGCGGGCGCAGTACGGCGGGTGGCAGTGCTGCTGGCCAAATAGCTACCCGGGGCGGAGGCCCACTTGCAACGGCCATATCAGACTCTGTGGCTACCTTTTTTGGTGCCTGTGGCGGCGGTCAGCCACCTAACTACGGACTTACCGTTACGCCAGAGGCTTTTCTGGGTGGCGGCGGTGGTCAGCCTACCCTTGCCTCCGCCTCTGTAATCCCATTAGATATAGCTGTTAATGGCTCTCAGACCGTAATCCTATCGCAAGTTACAAACAACGGATTTACCTATGCCATTCTGCTTGTAAGTAGTGACGGCTTAGCTACTTATACTCCGTATTTTACGGGCAGGTGGGCGCAGAATGCCATCGGCGGCATTGTTTTTGATGGTAGTAAGTATGTTATTGCCGCGCTTCCAAATCAAGCACCATTCACAGTTTCAAATCCTATAAAGTTTTTTAAGAGTATATATTCTACAACTGACTTTATAAACTTTACTGAACACTCTCTTTCTGGTTTGTCAGGAGTAGTTGGGAACACGCAAATTAACCCTACGTTTATGTTTAAGTATATAAACGGAATATATTTTCTTGGCGCTTCTAATGATTTATATTATTCTTCCGACCTTAACAGCTGGACTAAAGCTAATGTTGCTGGTGGAACAAGTGTAAACATAACAAGTATTGTTTACGATGGAACTTTTTACTACGCATTGCGGCAAAATGGAGTTGTATATAGGTCATCTAACCTTTCGTCTTGGACGTCTTATGCAACAGGCGCTGCTGGTGATCAGCAGGGTATAGCCGCATCACCGACAGTTGTAGTTGTTACCCCTAGCTCGGGCTCATCGCGCTACTCCACTGACCAAGGTGTAACGTGGTCGAACCTTCCTACTATACCTGCTGGCCAAGGGAGGCGGGTCGAGTATTTTGCAGCGACTGGCGACTGGCTGATGGTCACAAGCGGCGGTGCAATGTATTACACCACAACACCCACGACTAGCTGGACACTTTCCACTGTTTCGGGGGTGGCAAGTTCCTCTCCAATCGGATACAATGGCACTCGTTATATCCTTGGCAGCAATGGTAGCACAACAATCGCATCCTATACTAGTACGACGGCGGCAGGCACTTTTGCATCTCAGGCCTTCACAGCACCTTCGGTCGCTGCCACTCCCGGAGGCCCGGGCGGGATTGCTGGTGGTGGTGGTGGAGGCGCTGCTTCATCAACTACAACTACTAATGGCGGCGCAGGTGGCAACGGCTTCTGCCGCGTTTATACTTGGTAAGGATACTTATGCGGTACGCGATTCTTGATAACAACGTGGTTGTAAATATCATCGTATCTGACTCTGCCTTTGGTGAAGACTGGCTAGCTGATCCGACCTGTAATATCGGGGATGTGTGGGACGGTGAAAAATTCATAACTCCCGGATCGACAGAAGAAGAAATAGATAGTGAGTGGAGGATGCTGCGCTCAAGTAGGAATGTTTTGCTTTCTGCCTGCGACTGGACCCAGATTGCCGATGCCCCAGTGGACGACCTTGCGTGGGCAGTCTACCGCCAAGCCCTGCGCGACCTGCCATCAAACACTACTGATCCATTTAACCCCGTATGGCCGGAGATGCCCGCGTAATCATTCTGGGATAATAAAATGCTCGTACCCGTTAACGTCAAATCAGATCCCGGCATCAAGCGCGATGGCACAAAGTTTGAAGGAAACTTCTACGTTGACGGACAGTGGGTTCGGTTCCAGCGCGGGCTACCGCGCAAGATCGGTGGGTATCGGCAGATCACGAACTTCGTCGAAGGCGCTGTCAATCAGTTTCACCTGCAAGCACTGAACAACTTCACCTATACCCATATGGGCTATGGTGAGGGCCTGCAGCGCATGACGATTGATGTATCGGGCAACACCAGCTCTGTGGTTTCGCGCACGCCTACGACGTATACGGGCGGTTCAGAATTTATGTGGCAGTTTGACGCGCTATTCGATGGGGCGGGTAGCTCGACTGTGCTGATCGCGCACGCTACAGACGCTGCTCTCGATATTTCGACTGGCACGGACTATCCCGCCTATATCGGCAACATCTATGA